TACTTATTAAAGTATATGTAGTTCCATCATACGATGCTGCTTGATTAACATCATCTACCATTATAAGTTTTTCAGTATTATTAAAATTATATAAATCAAACTTATATCTACCAGCAGATGTTCTTGTACCTATTGTAGAATATGTGCTACCTGATGTTGCAAAAGTTACTACATTACCTGCGGCTGCAACAACACCATTATTAAATATTTGTAATCCTAATACTTTATTTGTACTATTAACTTGATTACTATTCCACTTACTAGTTCCACTTAATCTACGATAGCCACCTTGAATACTAGGCTCAAAATTTTGTAGTGTAACTGCTGCTCCCGGTGGTAAAGAAAAGTCATCTCTGTCAAGAATTAAACCGCCCCCTAAAGGCACAGTAACAGGAGACATCTGTGATAAATCTGGCATTTACTATCCTTGCGGTTTTAAAAATTCTTCTACAAAAACTGTTACTTCTAAATCGTTTGCTGCACCTGCTTGTGCTTTTAAAATATCACCAGTCTCAAGAACAATGTTTGCATCTTCTATTCTTAAAAAATCATCTGCTGCAATACTTTTTGTGCTTATCAATGAAAAAGTAGCACTAGCAGAAGTATCGGTGTATTTTAATGTAGCATCTACAGCGGAAGTACCATCTACATTAGTAAGAAATATTTCTCTTATAATAGCAGTAAATTTAGCTGGACAAGTATATACAGTTGTTAAGTTAGTATCGGATAAAGCAACCGATGTATTTCTAAATCTACCATCCATTAAACTGCTCTAAAATAATTTTTTTGATTTACTAGTTCTGTTCTCATTCTACGCATAATATTATCATATTCTTGTAAAGAGGCTTGAGCAGTTGGAAGATCTGAACGAAGAACAGATACATAGTATCTTGCTCGTGCTATAACTGCGTGTTCAAATCTAGTTGGAACATCTGATGTATCTGTGTCACTAGAGAGTTGTGTAGTTGTTTTCCAATATTCATAACCTATAGTATAAGTGCTTAGATCAGGCACAGGAGATAAACCAAACTTTTGATCTTGTGTACGATAAACACAATCAGGCTGTCCTAACTTATCTATACTTGTATTTCTATCTCTTCTTTTAACAGTTTCTTGAAACTCATCATAGCTTAAATATTTAAGTTTTCTTGGATGAAAGTCTTCGGTTACTACAACATTATCTATATCTACTTGTGTATCTACTGATTGACTAAATGTTATATAAGTTGATGTTCCTGTTGCAGAGAAAGTAAAATCTACATATTTAAAATCACCAATATCATCTATACTAACAGTATTAGTAGATATTTGTGTTCCGTTAGCTGATGTTCCTATATTAAATGTTAAGTCTCCACCAGAAGGATATGTTACACCAAAAGATGCTCTATATTGTTTATTTTTTGTAGTTGTTAATTCTTGAGAAGCAATAGCAACACCACTAGATCCTGCTGTTAATCTTAACACACCAGTTCTTGAAGCTGGAGGTTGTGGACCTGTACTATTAAATGCTACTTCACCTGTACCAGTAGAACCATCTGTCCAACTTGTTATGTTACTATCAAATGTTCCATTTGCAACAAGATTTTTTGGAAACACCATGAAACTATCAAAATCTACATAACTATGATCACTAGGTAAATCATATTCTGCTATACCAGCATAAGTATCTTGTTCTTTATCACTATGTAAAAAGGGCCATTCAACTTCAGCATTGGCTATATCGTTAAGAGCACGATTTATGCTGTTTTTTGCTACTGTCTGTACTCCACGAGAACTAGACAAAGCGGTGAGTGTAGTCTCGTTAAGATCTTGGAGAACTCTATTGGTGTAGTTAAGAAAAGTTAATGTTCCCATTATTTATCCGTTTCGTTTTCTTTTAAAAAATGACACATACAAGTACAATATTTATCATCACAATTTGAACAATCACAAAAACAATTTTGATCATCACAAATAGGACATTGACAAGTAGGCAAACTCATCAACTAAACTTTCTATACTTTCTAGTTTTATCTGCAATTTTCTTCGGTTGTTTCACAGATGGTTTTCCCTGCTTTGTTCCTTTTCGCTTCGCTTTTGTCGTTGCCGCATACTCCGCAGATGATAGGGCTTTGATTGCTTTCTCTGGTAAGTATCTCTCTCCAGTTTTTCCAGATGGTTTGCCAGATTTGGTACGCCATTTTTGTTTTCCCCAAGCCTTTAAACTACGTTGTGATTTTTTTAGAGCCATTTTTTTTCTTCTTTAAAAACGTATCTTGATTTTTTTTAGCTTTTAATTTTGCAGTTTTAGACAATTCATTAAAATGAAAAAGTCTTTTACTGCTTTTAGTGTGTGTTTTACCTGAGTGTAATGTACCATCTTTCATTTTATGATACTGACCCATACCGCCAGCACCAAGCGGTTTGCCATCTTTGTAATAATGTGGAACTCCCATTGCCATTAGCTTCTGTAGCCTCCGCCTTTTGCTTTATATTGTTTAGCAAGCATTTGTGCTTTTCTTCCTGACCATTTATCAGCAGGACCACCTTTAGTACCCGCTTTTATTTTATAAAATAACCTTTTACGCATAGTTGGTTTGGTGTAATTCCCTGCTTTATTTACTGTGCTTTTAGCCATTATTTATTAACCTAATAAATTTGTTTTACCATAAGGATAGAGTCTTTCGTTTCCACCTTTTGAAACATTGCCACCATCCATCATTTTTTTCTTGCCGTACATCATACCGCCACCCATCATTTTAACACCTCTACCCATTAAGATGTCAGCTTGAGTAACTTTACCATCTCCGGTAAGATCAGGAAAAGATTTACCACCTTTATTCATCTTCTTCTTTTTCTTCATTCCGTACATTTGTATTTCTCCGTAACATTTTATTGGTTTGGTTTATTTTTGCTTGTTCAATCTTTTTATCTAATTCTTCAAGCTCTTTGCTATCGTTGTTAGGTAACAACTATTAACATTTCCATCGTTTACGAGCTTGCCTTAATCTACTGTTAGGATCTTTGGCAGCTTTAGGAAACTTTTTCATTTGTCCTGCGGATCTTGCACAATAACTCTTGCGTCTTTTAGCAGCCTTTGATCCGGGTTTAACTTTACCAGTAACAGCGGTTTGTAATTTACTACCGGGATTTTTTCTTCTATATGCTGCTACACCTTTTTCAGTCATGCCAGCACCTTTTTTAGTTGGGCGTTTATACCCTCCCTTGATAGTCAAACCAGACATATCACTTTTTTTTCTTTTTTTCTTTTCCGTCATTTGTTAATGATCCTTTTGGTGCTGATGCTATTTCCATATTTACACTAAACGACCTACGTTCTCCTTCAGAATAAAACGGATATACAGTATGTAATAACTTTGAAGGAAACAAGTAAAAATCACCTACTCTTGGTTTAGCAACAAATCCTGAACTTTCCATCCAATTAGGTGATCCATTACTAAACTGTATATGTCCATGTGAAGGGTGATGATCTTTATAATCTTCTTCACATTCTTCTTCAAACTTTTCTGGTAAAGCTAAATAACCTACACAAGATATTGAACAGTTTGTATGGATGTGCATTGGATTGTACTCATTTGCGTATTGTCTAACAAACCAACCATTTATAACATTTAATTGATAATCTACATCTCTAGGTAAACTATCTTCTACCATTTTTGCACGTTCAAAACAATATTTATAATATTCAAAAATAAAACCACCAAGTTCACCTATAAATACTTTACTTATAGCATCTGTAAATCTTGTTTCTTGTTTTACTTTACCAACTAAATAATCTGAGTGATCTGGTAAATCATCATCAATATGAGAATTTAATTCTTTAACAAATTTATCTGATAATTTTTTATAGGCTATAACTGGTCCAAATGGAGTTAAAACTTCTGTATCAGCTATAGGTTTAAATATATTACCATGAACTTGCTTTTGTTTTTCTACTATGTTCATTTTAAAAACCCCATTTTGTTACTAAATAATTTTGAACTAATGCGGTCTTTATTAATAATTCTTTAAATAAAACTTGCTCTGTGTTACTCTGTAATAATTCTAAATTTATAGTTGCAATTTCTTCTAAATTTTTTAGTACAAATGATTGTTCATAAGTAATATTAGACTCAAACCAACCTATAATATTTTGTCTACGCCCACTAATAATTGGTGTTACTTTGTGTGGATAGATAATTGGAAAGATTACTATCTGACCCTTACCAATATTGTATGCTATCTCACCTGCTTCTGTTTGTAAAACAAAGTCTCCACCCTCATAGTCATCACTTAAACTTATAGTAAAACCATAATTGTATAACATTTTACTATCAGATGATTGAAAAGAATCTACATGGTAATCATAAAAATCATTGGTGTTGTAGTTATTGTAAATTCTATTTTTTATTTTTGTAGGTGCATATATTTTTTTAATAGCTTTTTTATTTTTAAATATATTACCTATATATTCATCTATTTTTGGAGTAATTAATGTTTCTTTGTTTTCTTTTATGCTGTAAACATTACTTAACTTTTGTGTATTTTTACCATCTACAAAATTTTTATTAAGTCTTGCAAGTATACTATCTGTTTCTTCATCTGTAAATAATTTATATATCATTATTTACCCCACGCTTTTTTCAAATATGATTGAACTAGTGTGGTTTGTACAAACTTTTCTTTATTTTTTTCTTTTAGATGTGCTTGTACATCATATAAATTTTTCAAAATAAAAGATTGCTCATACGATACATTTGATGAAAACCAACCTAATATATTTTCTCTTATTCCTGATGTAACTTTATTTACACCATGCGGATATATAATTGGGAAAACTGCTGCTTCTCCAGAAGCCAACTTAAACGACATTGGTCCTACTTCTGTTTGAAGAAAAAATTCTCCACCTTCATACTTATCTGTTAAATTTATAGAGAAACCATAGTCAAAGTATACATTGTTTGATTTTGGTGTTGCTCTAAATGAATCTACATGAAGGTCATAGAAGTCATCTTTTTGATACTTATTATAAAAATTTACTGATATTCTATTTGGACAATAGACTGAATCTATAAAATCGTGATTATAAAAAATATCAATTAAATATTTTCGTACACTTTCTGGTACACCAAGTATTTCTTGATTTTGTTTTACACTATATATTTTATTTAAAGGCTGTGTAAAACTACCATCTTTGTACTTTAACTTCTTTATTGCATTTGTGCAATATTTAACATTCTCTTCTGTAAGTAATTTAATAAAAAACATTTACTATTCCTCTTTAATTTGAACTCAGCAATGAGGGAAAATATGAGGGGTTTTTAAGGAACCCCCCGAAACCTTAATATAATACTATGTACCAGTTGAAACTGTAGCAGACTCAACAGGGTTTTTAGAAACGTCAACTAAAACAACGTGAGCACGGAATCTCCATGCAGTAGTTTTAGTAGAACCACCATCAATAACTAGAAGATCTAGTGTATCAGCAGCAGTTACCATAGCTGAATCTGTACTTTGAGCACCAAAATTGACAGCAGTGGTGCCATTAGAGGCAGCACCATCAACAAAAGCGTCAACATCACCACCTGTAATACCCACATCAAAAGTGATTTGTGCATTACCAGATGCTTCAAGAATTTCGATACAACCACCAACAACCATTGTGTCAGCAGGTAGATCTATTAATTGAACAATGTCGCCTTGCTCTAAGTCTGTATTGTCAACAGCATCATAAACTGGAGAAGTAATAACATAGGCTTTGGCAGCACCAGAAGGATGACCTACTGTTCCTGCACTGCTATGAGTTGCATTATATGTAGCCATAATATATACTCCCCTTAAGTGTTAAGATCAGGAACACCAGAGAGAACTCCAGTAAATCCTGTTCCGGATGGTCTAAGAACTTTTCTTCCAAAGACGTGTAAACCACGCACAATGTCAGCAAAGCTGTTTGGATCACGAACTACTTCTGTTTTAGCAATATGTGATGCAGTAGCAACTGCACTCATATGACCAAACAATACGTTAGTTTCACCACTTGTAGATGATGGTCCAAAAGTTGCTGTAGCAGAAGAACCTGTGGAACTAACTGCAATAGCATTAGACTGATAAAGTGTGAACCCATGAACTTGTCTTGCTGTAACAGCACCATTCAAAAGGGCAGACTGATTTTCACCAGTTACACTTGAATCCATCAACTTAGCGTCAGCTTGACGAAGTATTTCAAAAAACTGAGGAGGTGCAACACACCATCTTCCTTCTTCTGGAACGTCATTTTCGTCAAGTAAACGAGCAGCTGTACTAAGGTAGTTTGCACACTCATTACCAGTATTGCATGATATAGCAGAACTAGCAGCACCTAAGTTAGTTGTATCTGTAGTTGCGTTTGAGTTAATGTTAGTTAACACGTTAAAGTCGTATTGCCTTTTAAGAGCATATGCACCAGAAGAAGTTGCCAAAGACTCAAAATTAAGATGGCTGTGTCTTTCTTCAATGTCATCCACTCTGAATGAAAAAGCATTACCTTGATCTACAGTAAGAGTAATTTCTGTATCTGTAAGATCTTGTGGATTTAAAGTTGCTCCACGTTGATAAGCAGAAACTGTGATTGTCGGTTCCTTGATTATCTTAACTGTGTCGCCAAAATTTTCTATTTCTCCAGCATAGTCGGTGTTAGTAATTGCTTCTACAACCGAAGATCTACGGAAGAACTTGAGAACTTTTTGACTAAATATGCTAGGAACGAAAGCCCCATTGACGAGGTTGTCGTAACCAGCAGCTGTACTAAAAGCCATAACCTTTCTCCTTTAAAAAGTTATCTGATTGATTATTATTGTTCTCTGATTCGACCCTCTCGATTTGCTAGATCAATTTCTTCTTCTAGCCTCACAAATTCATGCGGTTTTAATCGAGAAATCTCTTCATATGTCCAAATCTTTTTTCCTTGATTTTTATCTGTAATGTCTTGCGAAGCTGTAGTTGTTTTTACAACTTTTGCAGCATCACTAGGTTTTCTAGATTTAGACTTTGGTTTACCAATACCCTTGTCAAGTTTATAAAGGTCAATAGTCCTCACGGCCCATCTAACATCTGTGGCATTTTTAGTGACACCTTCAGCAATATTATCAGGTTGATCTTTTAACCATTCAGTAAATTCTTCACTATCTTTCAGTTCGAGAAAATCTGAGTGATGGTTTAAAAGTTCTCTCTGTGCATTTTGCCTTTCAAGCTCAAACTCTTTTTCTCGTAGAATATTCAAATGTTCTTCAACATCTTGTACTCTAGAGTCTGTTTTCATACTTGCGATAGTTTCAATAACGTCATAAACATCAGGATTTTCTTGTTTAAATTTTTCAATTTCTTCTGGTGTTTTTGGCATTACCACATTTGATTTTTTATTTGTTTGGAGTTGAGTAAGAATTTCTTCTTTTTCTTTTCTCCATGTAGATAATTTTGTATCGTAATGTGATTTTAAATCATCATATCGCTTTTTGTAATCATGCTTGGTGCCTGTGGTTTTTTCTGGTAATTCTTCGTTACTAGTTTCTGTAGATCGCAATGCGTCTGCTTCTTTAGTAATTTCTTGTTTACTTTCAAAAACCCTATCTTTACCCATATATGGTGTTGGGGTAGGCGATTTCTTTTTTGGTTCCTCTATTTGTTGATTTGTTGTATCAGTCATCTTCACCTCCATGCAGGGCCACTATGTTGTGGGTAGCTACTGTTGGTATTAAAGACGGGGCCAGACGAGGAGTCTAGGTAGCCGTCAAATTCTATTTTGCAGATATTTTGCTTCTGCTACTCTTCTATTTATAAGCCCTTGATATAATGGGCGTAAGCCTTGTTTTAATAATTCTTCTCTGTTATTTTTTGTTAATTCAAGTCTTTTTTGTGCATTTGCGTAATAATTATTC